TTAGGCGGCGACAATTTAACTGGAGCCGGAAGAGCCCTTCATCAATTTGACGATAACGCAGGTATTAAATATGCTGCGATCGGTACCAACAGAATTTTATACCTCTATTCAGGCGGCCAATTCTACGACATTCACCCCATCGATAAGACTATTACTGGGTGTGATTTTTCTACAACGATGGGTGAGCCTACTGTTACGATAACTTTTCCAACTCCTCATGGAATGGAGGAAGACGATATTGTTTATTTAGATACAGTCACCGCGCTTACGGGTTCGAGCTTTGTAGTTTCAAAGTTTCAAGATAAAAAATTTATGGCAACGTCCATTCCTACAGCAACCAGCATTACGGTTACGATGGACGCGAATGAAACAACGGGTAGTACTTCTAATGTAGGAAGTGCACGAGCCCAAACTTATTATACAGTTGGACCAGCACAAGAACTTGGCGGATTCGGTTTTGGTACCGGTCAATGGTCAGGAACAGCGTCGGGTCCAGCGACTACAACTTTGGTAACAACGATTGCATCCGATCTTGCTGTAACCAGTGTCACATTAACCAGTTCCGTAGCCTTTCCTTCTTCGGGAACAATTAGAATAGGGACAGAGGATATTACTTATACGGCTAATGATATATCCACAGGAATTGTAAGTGGAGGAGCCCGTGCACAAAATGGAACTACACTGGCCCTACATACGGCCGGAGCAACCATCACTAATATTTCAAATTATGTTGGGTGGGGTCAATCTTCTACGGACGAAGTAACACTTGAACCCGGACTCTGGGTACTAGATAATTATGGAACCACTCTTATTGCATTAATTTATAATGGTAAATGTTTCTCATGGGATTCAACGGCTGCTAATCCAACCGCGACGCGGGCAGCAGTAATTGCGGGAGCTCCAACAGCTTCCAGACACGTATTAGTTTCTTCGGTCGACAGACATTTAATTTTCTTCGGAACAGAAACTACAATTGGAGACCCAACTACTCAAGATGATATGTTTGTAAGATGGTCTGATCAAGAAAGTACAAGCGATTATACTCCTACTGCGACGAACACGGCGGGTACTCAAAGAATTGCTAATGGTTCAAAAATTATGGGAGCCATTAGAGGTCGGGATGGCCTGTATGTCTGGACAGATAATGCTCTTTATCTTATGAAATTTGTAGGACAGCCCTTCACCTTTTCTTTTGAACAAGTAGGAACGAACTGCGGACTCATTGGTAAAAATGCCTGTGTTGAAGTAGATGGCGCTGCTTTCTGGATGTCCGAAAACGGCTTCTTTCAATACGCAGGTCAACTTCAAACGATGCCTTGTCTTGTTGAAGACTATGTCTATGACGATCTTAATAGTACTTCTAGAAATTTAATTAACTGTGGCTTGAATAATCTATTTGGGGAAATCAGTTGGTATTATTGTAGCTCAGGTTCCAACGTAGTGGA